CTTATTCCAATCATCATTCCACCCTTTATTTTCAGTAAAATTGCTCAATGTCGATTTTTTCATTTTCTCAATTTCAGTTTCTAAAATCATTCCTGTTGCTTTTTCTTTCAAACAAGGAACAAATTCATCAACTGTAATATTTATTATACCACGTTTTTCACTATTTGCAACATATTTTAACGCATTTTTCTGTTCATCTGACAGCCCCTTTTTCCATTCATCAAACGTCATACTGCCGTCGACTTTGTAATTTTCACCCGTCAACGGGTCACGGGCGATACGAGTTGACAAATTCACATCTGCCATAATCGTAACACACCGACAACGTGGGTGTATAGGTGGATAATTTTCTCCCTCAACGGCTTTATCCACGTCAAAGGTTTCACCGTCAAGACTTCCGCACCTGTCACACGTCAATTCAGACAGTGCCGCAACAAAACGATACTGTTTTATGCCGATTTCCTCATATGCCATTCTCTGCCCTTGGTTCATAAAATGTGCCGTTTCACTTCGCACAAGTGTTTCGGCTGATGTTCGTATTCCACCCGGTGCAGTATCTTTGACGTAATCAATCAGCTTGTCGCTCATACGGCTTACGCTATGACCGCTGATTATACCGTCCTCAATAGTCTGTCCGACTGCCTGTATAAATCTGTCGTTATGTATCCACACTCGCTCGCTGTAGTTGTGACCGTGCCACGGCTCACTTAACACCATATTAACCGCCTTTTGCGGTACAAGTGGAAAATCAATACCGCAGTTTAAACCTTGTGCGGTATCAAAAATATTCGTATAATACGCCGTCTTTACCGCACTGTCATACAGTTTCTTTTGCTCCTTTATAGCCTCGTTTGCAACGTGCCTAAAGTAAATATATACATTACGTTTCAGTCCCTCTAATCGGCTAATTCTCGCACCATATGCCTGTGCATTTATGCGGTTTAGAATTTCCTTTTTGACTGTCTTGTCGTCTGTTTCGTCGTACAGTTCAAGCAGTTCTTCGTACTGTTTGTCGCTGTCGGCTATACTCATCAGCCGACGTGCCTCTTTTTCGGGTATATCGGTTGAAATATAGGCTTTAAACGTTTTCTCAATGTCATTGTTTACATTCTTGATTGCTCGCTCATATGCCTTAATTACACCGTCCTTAATGCTGTCCGCTTGCGATTGTAAATATGTTTCAACTTCAACGGCACGTTTTACCCAATATGCCTTACTCTTCATTGTAGTTTACTTTCCTTGCCGAACTTTCAGCGATACGCATATCTTCGGCGGACTTTTCAGCCTGTTCTCTGCGTGCGATTTCAACTTCTTCCTTTGCGTCTGTTATAAACGGCAGACGCTCTAATAATGTTTCGTCAGACGCAAGACCTTTGAGGTAATTAATCATCTGCGCTATTTCAAGTTCGTTTGCAGGCAAGTTATATGTAAATCCAATATCAACTCTGTGCGACGGCACTTCTTTCATTGCGTTTAATGTCACTAAGAAATTGTTGTAAATCTCTAAACGTTTTCTCAACGTCTTAGCGAAATTACGTTCTTTGTTCTTGACGTGCTGTTCAAATCCCAACAGCTTGTACTTTATCGCCACACCCGACAAGTTGTTGCCGAAACTTTCGTCCGACAGGTCGGGAACGTGTGACAAACGGTGTATATCGTCCTTGATGTCGTCACGCAACACCTTTGTATCAGCCTCGTTCAGCACCTTTGACAGATACTCCGCCTTTGCGTCACCGTCACCCATCAAGATACGTTCTACCAATAATTTCTTTGCCTGTTCGGTGTCAAGGTCGCAATTACACAAAAACAACAGCGAATTAACGAATTGCTCTTTGTCATTAATTCTATCTGACATCAACACATTGTATGCGTCAATCTGCGTTATAAGCTGTTCAAAATCGCCCTGCATTTCCGTATTATTTCTGTATTCGATAATCGGCACATCGAAAAAGTAATGCGGTTCAACATTTTGCAATGACAACGCCGTATAGCTGTCAAGACCTGTGTATGTATATATAAACGACTCATCATACACACGACAAATACTGCCTGTGCAGTAGCCGTCAAGGTCGTATTTCTTGTAGTAATACACCGCAAACAACGGCTTTTCAAATGCCGACTGTGAGTAACATACAAATGTATGCTCCGGGTCCAATCGGACACTTCTCGGCTTGCTTTTTTCATCTGCATAAATCAGTTCATATGCTTTGCCGTAAATGCTCATATTCTTTACGATTTCACTGTCCACACTCGGCATATCCTGTTCCAAATATTCGTTTTTGATTGCCTCAATATCGTATTCGTCCGATACTGCGTATGTTACAGGATTGCCGACAAGATAACTCTGCGTCATATCTGTTATGTACTTTGCGTGATTACACATTATGCGGTTGTTTGCCACGTTTTTACCTCTTTTTCTGCGGCTTAAAATGCGGTGATCGCCCATATAGTAATCGTGCAATAATCGGTATCTCTGTCGCTCTCGCTCGTGCCGTTCAATCAATTTCGTTATGATGAACGGTGTCACACCGCCTGCGACTATATCTTCATCAATTATCATATTCCGTACTCCTCTCTTGAATAGATTTTAGCTTTTTTATCCTTGCGCCAACTCTCAACGCCGTATCTCAGCGCCGCCATTGCGTCATCAAATACATTGACAGGTTCGTCAGTATACTCACCCGACTTTTCATCAACTCGCCAACGCCATTGCTGTATCTCTTTGATTACATTCACGCAAGACGGATGAATATGTATCTTTCTGCCTTTTAACCAGTCAATCTGCGATTGTATGCTGTTCGGATTTTTAACAACCGCCTTTGCCCTGTAGCCCGCCTTTCGCCACATCTTGATACGGTCCGGCTCTGCACTGTCGCACCACATTGCAAGACTTTTGCTGAACTTCCCGTCAGCCTTTTGGATAATCTCTGTCGTGTCCATTTCGTGTACATACAGTTCATTACAAACGTAAATATCACCGTCCTTATAACCTAATGTCAATATGGCATTTGCATGGTTAAAGCCGAAGTCCTGTCCTATCGCCATAGCGTCAAAACGGCTCATATCTGTATCAAATTCCTCAATTCGATAATTTGAGAATATAAGACCGCCTGTTTCGCCCCATTCGCCCAAGCCGTAAATTCTGTAGCCCTCAGGGTCAACTTCTTTACGACGTAGCATACGTTGTCTGTATGCCTCGTCACAAAATCGGTTTGTTAAATATGTGCTTTGATGCGTTAAGACGTTATCGTCCTGTATATCGAAAAACACTTTCTTTATCCAGTGACTTGACGATACAGGGTTAAATGTCAATTTTATCTGATAAAAAAGACCGTCGGGGAGTTCACCTCTCAAACGGTCATCTATAATTTCAAAATCCTGTTGTACAAGCTCCGTAGCCTCTTCAATCCATACGTCGGTCAACTTACCGTTTGCAAATGTGATTGATTTCAGTTTTTCACGTTGCTTGTTATCGTTGACACCACGAAATATAATCTTGTTGCCGTTTATACAGGTGAACGACAACGGACTTTGCGTAACTCTCCACGCTCTGCCTACGCCCATACGGTTTATAGCTGATTCAAGCTCGGCAAATGTACTGTCACGGTTTGTTATATCAGATTTACGCACACATACAAGATTACGCCCTTTGTCACGCATTAAACGCAATATGTACAGTTGTGCAGTATCGACGCTCTTACCGCTTCCGGCACTGCCTTTCATCACAACGTAACGTTTCTTGCATTGATGTACAGGTTTGAATATCGGATTGAACGGTACTGTTACTTTGTTCATTCGTCCTCACCACCGTAATCAATTTTAATGCTGTAGTCCATATCACCGTCAACGTTTAATTTGTCTGTGAACAATGCGTAGTATTTACCCAACATTTCCGCTGCTTTGTTTACGTCAGACACCTTTGTCGGTATTTCAACACATATCGGCTGTTCTGCTTCGTCAATGACCTTTTTACCCTTGTCGTCATAGTGTGATTTACGTGCTTTACACGTCACTACAACCGTTTCGGGTTTCTCACGCCGCATAACAGCCGTAAGCGTTTTCAATACCTCATCTTGTTTGGCGATAAGAGCGTCCTCTTTCTCTTTCAGCCGTTTTTGTATGTATTCTTGAATGTCAAGTTTTGACAAGTTTTCAGAAGCTATCCTATTCGCTGTTTTTTTTGAATACCCCGCTTTTATTGCCGCTTGCGTTTCGTTCAAACTAATCAAATATTCCTCACAAAACAACTTTTGCTTTTCAGTCACTCTTATCACCTCACTTTCACATTTTCTGTTTGATTACATCGTATAACCGTTTTTTATCATTGCACGTTCTAACGCTCTGCGCTTGTGCCGGCACTCGCACCATTTACGATTATTAAATCGCCATTTGCGTATAAATAGC